CTGTGCTTTAGTTGCAGACTGTAAACGCCGTTCTGGAATACCAGCACACCATTCATACTCTCAATTATTTCACCCACATTGTTGTATACCTGTTGACTGGTGTCAATTACGCCGTTGATCTTGTAATAACCAGCATGGCGTGCTTTTGCAGCCTTAAAACTATCAATGTTAATGTGTAGTCCAGCATTATAATTGCCATTCTCATCATGATCCAGGCCCTTGCCGTAAATTTTATTTGACAAGTAATCGTATAGCACATCAACTGGATCCTGATTTGCACCCCAAATTAAGGTTCCATAACTGGTTTGTCCAGGTGTTAGACTGTTAACATTGGCAATCTTTTTACCCTGCACTACGGCTGTAATAAGTGGCAAGCCACCCTTATATACTTCAGCATTTGCTTTTAGGATAATTGATAGGTATGTGATACCACGCAGTCTGTGATTGCCAGTCCAATCACTGCCAATACTTGTTATTAAATCACCATCAGCAGTTTGTCCACTCTCACCATTATGGAAACGGAATAGTGTATGCACATCATTTAATGCTGTTGAATATTCACTAATAAATCCACCCAGTTTACCACCCCCATCGATGGTGCCGCCGTTAGTAATATCCCATACAATCTTATCATCAAACCATATTTGACGGATATCCGCAATCTCACCCTCACACATAGCTAATACTATGTTTAAGTGATCGCTGTTGCTAACATTACCAGCACCATTTGTTGTTTCAATGAATGCACGGTTGCCGCCAATACGGGTGCGTCCGTATACAACTGGAATAGGTTGTGTGTTATCAGCACTATTAACCATGACAGCAGATTGCTGCCGTTGCATGGATTTCATTTTCTTTTCCATAGCGTTCTGCTGTATTTTACCAATTACGAATGTAATAGCAAGTCTAACTAGGAAACTACCAATTGTGCTGGATAAAAGGGGTGCTAAAAATGGCATTTACTTCCTCCAAACACTGCGTTTGTTGACTACTTTGGTGTTATACGCAAACAAGCCATCTTCACTCATGTAATACAAGTTGCCCTGGAACGCAACATAAACAAGTGGCCATTCAGGCATGCCACTAACTACCATGTCACCGTCAATTATTGGATTGTCTACATCAACCTCAATCTCATGATATCCAGCACCTTTTAGCCAACCCTCAACACTGATAAAGTTTTTGTAGAACTTCATAGCAGTAAATTTGTCGTAATAGTTGTCGCGGATAGCATCAGCCTTTTTAGTGCCAGATCTAACATCATTCCATTCTGCTGGGAATAACATACAATCATATTTGCCATACTGATAGTTGTGATGGCTATAACGGCTGATAAATTTTGCTAATTTTAGTAATTCGTCTTGTGTCATGCTTCTTCCTTCCACTCCACCTGCTTCTGGACTTGTTTACAGTATTCAAATCCACGATCGCCTGGATAGAAACTTTGTTGTTTCGCATCATTAGTTAGTCTACCACTGACTAGGCTAAAATTGCTCCAGTTGTTGCTGGTTTCAATACGAACAGCGGCACCTGTTTGTAGTCCAACCCCAGCAGTTCCATTGTTTATATATCCACTGTAAATTAACACGCTGTCAATATAACTGTCGTGATTGTAATAAGCACGAACAATACTTACTGGACGGTCAATATAATCCAAACTTAGTATTTTCTTTAGGAACGGATCACTATCGCCTGGCATAGGTGCAATACCACCAATAGTAATACTCAATCGTGTAATCTCAAAACCAATGTTTTCCTGAACAGCATCAAAACTCATTAGGGCACCAGCACTAATGTAGTTGTTGCCACCATGGTTAATATCCCAGGGTGCGTTAGTGATGTAATACCCATCACCAACACCAATGTATACCAACTCGTAATACTGAACTACTGCTTTTGAAGTCTCAGCAACGAGACTGGGGCTCATATTTCTATCACTCATTTATAAAAGTCCAATACAAAACTTACATTTACTCTATATAGTCCAGCCTCATCAACGCTCCAATCGAAATCGTCACTGTTTAGACTTACTACTAGGAATGTTGGTTCCATCCAGATTTGATTACCTGTGCTTGTTTGCCAGTTAAAGTTATCATAAGCAACTGTTAGCACTGCTTCACCGTAAATGTTTGCTTGCACATCATTTACAAGCACACTTGCTGTTTCACCATTGCGATCACTGCCCACATTGACAAGTTGTCCAGCCTTGCCTACATTAACATAGTTGCTTGGATAACCATCAACTAACACACGGCGTCCATCAATCCAATTACGGACTATTGGGAAGTTATTAACGCTAAGTGTTTTTGCGAATGGCCAATATTTACTGAAATCAGTGACATCAGCAATGTAGAATTCAAATGTTGCAGCCTGGCCACGGGCAAGGTTTGCTGCCGCTTGTAGATAGCGGAACTGATCCCAAGTTAGCGGTGGATAGTCAACTTCCAGTGTCCACTTTGTATATCCGCCACTGCGAACATATTTGCGTCCATTCTGGCTAAAGTTAACCAGTGTTGGAGTATTTTCTTTAATTTGCACACGGCGTGGATATACACCTTCACGACCATCTGGCCAACGCTTGCCGCTACCTTCATAACCAGTTGTGTTATCCCATGAATAACTTGCACTGTGTATATCTTCCCAACCTGCAATCTCTGCTGGTGTAGGTGCTGGTGCTACATACTCATTCGGCAATGCGTAGATGCTTAGTATTGCTTCGGTTATATCACCTTCAACCTCACGCGGTGCATTAAGATCTAGACTTACAGAACTTAATCTATTATTACCACCGCCAACTGGTGTAAAATTCATCGTTGGTGTTCCACTTGGCCAAGATCTATAAGCGTTTTCGCCTGGTGCTACATACCAATCACCGAGCCGTGCGCCAAATGTTGTGACATTGCTCGTATTTTGATATTGGAATACTTCATTACTTGGCACTTGTAGATTAACACTTTGGATAGTATATAGCGGTATGATTGGGTCACCAATACCAGTAATATTGATATTATTGCGATACCATACTTCGCCACCAGTCAAATCAAATTGCTCTAGATTTTTATAATAACCACCTGTGCCCATGCGAGCAGGGTTAACAAAATATGCAGTAATATCAACACTAGCACCAGCAGTTAACATAAAATCAGCGTAATTTGTTTTGTTGCGATCATCATATATGTCTACCTTTGCACCTGCTATATATTGGAACCAGAATTCATAATCATATTCTATTGCACCACCATATGGAATTGCTCTAGCACTATCAACTTTAGAACTAAATGTACCACCGATTAGATTAGTTGCAACAAGACGACATACCATAAAGTTTTCTGCTTGTAATCCACCAATGCCAGGCAGTCCACTTACATCCATATCTGCTAGGTTAAATTCTAAATCAGCGCCAGTAGTATTAGTAAAACTCCATGTCTTTTGATCATGATAGTTTTCAGTTAATGTAGCATTAATTGTTAATCCACTATCTGTATATACTCTGTGTGAATATTGGCTAAAACCTGGTGCAGCATAAAATTGTGTAGTTTCACTATTTGCAGTGCCAGTATCGTGTGCTTCTGTAAAGTTATTACTTAATTTTATAGGATCTCCATCAGAAACACCGTGTATGTAATTATACCATACACGAACACCGTTTGATTCTCTAGTGACAAATGCTCCAACATTCCCACCTAGTATATCACCATATATCCATGGATCATCCAATGTATCACTAACAGTTAATGTGAATTCATTAGCATTCCATACTTTTGCATAACCTGTTCTGTGCCATAGTCCTTCATAATGGTATGGTAATGTTATATAATCACCATCTTTAAGTCCGTGGTTTGCTACATAATAACGGCGAATAGGCTTTTCTAAATCCCAATCAGTATCATTAAGTGTATAATAATTCAAATCTGCCGCGGCAGTTTCCCATCCAGCAATTGCGATTAGTGCGGGCTTATCAGCGAAGTGCTTAAATGAAACGGCACCACCATTACCAGTATATGGATAAAACCATTCATCATAGTAGAATGCATATTTGCTGGTTGTTCTCATAAAGTTGTTAGTGGTCACGCTTGGAGTTGCGCCATTCCAAGCGAACATAGTGCCAGCCAGTAGTTCGTTAATACGCTTTTTATAACCAACGGTATTGTCACCTACATAGTTGGGGTCAATATAATAGGTTGCACTATTACTTGGATATGTAAAAATATCTCTCATTAATAAATTCCTTCCTTGCCACGGCGGTTATATGCGTTCTGGATAACGCCTTCAATTTCTCGTTTATGCTGTAGGATAAACTCTGTGCCACTTTGACTATCAATAGCCTGGATATTAAAGTTAACAGTTAGCGCACCACCAGCGTCATTATTTAATGGAGTAATATTGGCTGGGCCTGAAATAAGTTCTGGACCTGCTTCACCAGCAATACCAACCTTACCTGCTGGCAAGTAACCACCATTAGCAAAGAAGCCGCCAAACAGTCCACCAAAGAAGTTGCTGATGCCACCCCATAGTCCGCTGAAGAAGTTGCCAATGCCGCCAAACAAGCCGCCACCGCCGCCTCCAAATAGTCCGCCCAGTAAGCCGCCGCCGCCGCCCATACCAAGTTGTGCGCCCAGTGTTGGAACAGGTGCGCCACCACCACTAAACAGATTGGTCATCTGGTTGATCATTGGCTGGATCAGCATCTTTTCTAGGATCTGTGTAAGGACACGCTTGCTGAAGTCCTTTAGGAAGTCTGCAAAACTGTTAAATGCACCTTTGCCTTCCATAATACCTTCAGCAATACCGCGAGCCATGCCCTGGCTCATTTCATTCCAAGTATCACCAATAATACCAGTAATAGTAACATTCTCTTGATAGAAGTCAGTAATACTGTTTCTTGCTTCACGCAGTTTTCTTGCGATTAGATCAGCACTTACACCGTATGCTTTGCTTAGTGCTTGGATAGCACTTGTGTCATTTAGTGCAGCATTTAGGTTGTTGTATCTTGCTTGCTCTTCAGCCAAGCCCTTTGCAATTTCCTGTGCTGCTGTCAATGCTGCCTTACCTGCATTGGTTGTTGCATTAGTCAAGCTATCGGTTGTTGCTGTTGCAACTTCTTGTGTGCGTGACATGCGTAGGATAGCATCGTCATAGTATGCTGTTGCTGCTGCCGCTGCTTGTGATTCTGCAACATGTGTGCGGTAGTTTTCAACTAGGTTAGCAGTTGCATCTTTAACAGTGCCACCAATAGTTGTAACCATAGTTCCAACTGTTTCAGTGACAATATCAGCAGCGCTGCCAATATAATCTGTTCCTATTACAGTATTCCAGTCAATTGGTTCAACAGTTGCACCGATGTTTGCTATTTCAGCACTAATAACACCACCAAGACCTTCAAAACGGTTTTGGATAGCATCTTCACCAAAACTTGTGATATAATCCCAAATCTCGCCAATCTGGGCACCTGCTCTACTAGCAAATGCACCGATAACTTGCAATGCACTGCTGAATGCTTGCGCAAAGAATGCTGGAACATTGCGTAGGTTATTCCAGATCATCTGGAAGAAGCCCCATACAACGCCAATCATTTTGTTAACAATGTCTTTAACAGTGCTTAAAACACCACTAAAGCGTTCAGCAAAGTAATTGTAAACAGTACCAAGTCCGCCTGCAATTGTATCAAATGCATAATTGAAACTGTCAATCATCCATTGTGCAGCACCTTTGAATAGTTCAGTTAATCCCCACCAACTTGCAGCAACGATTTCACCAACACTTGCGCTTGTTGATCCTAAATCAATCATTGCATCACGGAAATAATACAATCCACTTGCTACGGCTGTACCAATTGCTACTGGAATACCAAGCCATGGCGCCAATAGCATGGGTCCTAATCTTGCGAGAATGCCGCCCAAACTGCTGAGTGCGCCACCTATAATAGGTATCTCTCTAACAAAGTCCTTGAATAACTTTCCAAGTTTAACCCACATTGATTGTGTGGCGGCTGCTTTTACACCTAAATCTGCTGTTGCTACGCCCATACCTCTAGCTGAAACAGTAAATGCTTCTCCTACTTGTGACAATGATTTGGTATCTCGTGTAACACGCTGCACAATTTGTTGGAAGTCACCCAATATTTTAACACCCAGGAAGGCAATTAGTGAAGCACGAATAACTTCCATGTTTTTTGAAATAATGTCTAGGCCATTTCCAATAAGGTGTATTGAATCAATTAATGCACTTCCAAGTTTACCACTTAATGATGCAACTAATTCTTGGTGACTGTTTAACCAATCGGCAGTTAAATCAGCAGCCTGTTTTAGTGCTGGTGCTAAATTTTGACCAATTGTAACACTGGTTGTAAACAATGCACCCTGCAGGTTACTGATACTCTGGTTTAATGAATCAGCGTTATTTGCGGCTGCACTACCAAACTTACCACCCGCTTCACCCAGTGCTTGCAATTGACGCACAAGATCAGCACTACTACTGGCAATGATGCTTTGTCCGTTGCCAATATCAGCAACAAACTTGCCGTTCTCTTTGCTTACTTTAATGCCAAATTCTTTTAGGCGTTCAAATTCACCAGTTAGTGCATCTGCTACGGCTTCACCAAGTTGTGTTAGGCTCTTACCATTTGCTGTTGCAATGTTACTGAACGCTGTTAGTGCTTTACTGCTGGTATCAACACCAGTTCTTGTAAAGATTGTAAATGCTTGTGTGATATCGTCCAAGTCTTGTGGTAGACTATTTGCAAGGCGCTGCAAACGATCCAATTCGCTGTTTGCTCGTTCCTGGCTACCCAAGTATGTTCTTAATACTGTGTTATAGCGTTCATAAGCACGGTATTGATTAATAATACCACGGGCAACGGTGCCCGTGGCTAAACCTGCTAGGGTTCCTACAACTGCGCGGCCTCTGCTATTGATTTCGCCCAATTGGCGTTCAATGTTGCTAAGTGTTCGGCCTGTGCGGTCGTTTGCGTAAATGTCTATATCATATGATGCCATCAGCGTTGTTTCCTTTTGGCTAACTCAGCCTTGTATTCGTAATATTTAGCCCAAGCACGGATTTCAATTGAACTTACGGTATGCATAAGTTCAACCACTGGCATCTGGAACTGTTCTGCTAACTGGAACAAGAAGAAAATCTCCTTGTCCTTGATTAGTTTCCCAGGTCAGCTTCAGCAACACCTGTGTCATTCATAGCGTTAACTACTTTGAGGATAACTGCTGGGTCAACCTCGTTCATAAGTGTTACTTTGTCTGCACTCTTGAAAATGCGCTTGCCATCAGCATCACATGCGCGGTTGATTAGTGTTTCAACTAGTGCTTCAACCATCTTACCTTCACTGTGGAGTTTGATGACATTTTGTTCCTGGGCAAAACTTGTGGCTGGTTTGAAGTAGATTGTGGTGCTCCACTCTGTAACTTCTACACTCTTCATGCTTTGCGCTAGAATATCTTTAAAATGTGATGTTGCGTTTGTTAATACTGAACTCATTGGGGTTTCCTTGTTTTGTTGAATGCAGGGTCAATAATACCTTGTGGTGCTTGCCTGCTGCTGCCCTCTTCTAGGACGCCAATATATGGAACACGGTTACTTGCTAGCGGATATTTGCTGCTTTTACCAATGTTGCCAGTATACTTATTAGTCCATCCGCGGCGGGCTGTTCCGCTCCTTACTGGTGTTTCACTCTTTAAATTATCCACGAATTCACGATTGAATCGTGAAAAATCATGGCCAAACTCCGTTTGCAACTCACGAATGGTTCCTTTGGGTGTTTTGGCCATGATCTATGTTTACCTTAAATTAAACTGTTTCAGCGCGAACTAGTGCGCCTGTGCCTTGGAAACTTACTGAACCTTCGACATTGCCTTCTGTTTCAGCAGTGATTTCGATTGATGTTACGATAACACTTCCTGAAATCTTCCAAACGCCAGTGCCTTCACCTTCTGGATAGACTTCTAGTGCGTATTCTGTGCCTACTACTAGATCGCCATCCTGACGGTTCCAGACGAAGTCTGCTGAACCATCAAATGAACGCATTGTTGTGCGAAATTCTCTCCAACCACCAGTATCAAAGTGACTGCACTCTGTGGTGTCGGCGTTTTCTGTAATTGTGTATGATGTTAGTTGTGCGATTGCTGACGCATCTGCCTTTAGCACACCTGATTTACCTGCTACACATGCCATAGTTGTATACTCCTATAAAATGTTTAGTAGCAATAGTCTACTTGAAATACCAGTCTCATACTTCCGTATGGGCTGGCCTCGCCTAGTTCTACTGCTTCAATTCTTTGTAAAAAAATGTCTCGTGTCAGTGTATTTAACTGTTCGTCACTTTCAATGGTTTGTTCGACAGCCTCTGCAACAGTGTTGCGTTGACGATCTCGCTCCTTTCCGTTGACATACATCAATACGGACACTTCCATAGCGCACTCTCTGAGTCCGCTAAATGCTGCCCTAACACGCTCTTCGTTAGTTGACTCAATTACCACTGCTGGGAAACTGGTGCGAGCCAATTCTTCTAGAACGATAGGATCTCTACTAACTTGCCCTAACTTTACATTGCGTTGTGCTTTTAACACTTCAGTAACGCGGGCAACTATTTCTTCTCTCTTGCTCATCTATACAATCTGTCCTGAACGAAAGTAGTGATTTCACCGTTGCTTACGGTACTATCACCATTGGTATCGTATTCAATTCCCAACGCAAATTGTGTATCCAATTCTTCCGCATAACGCTCTTTGTAGAATTTAATCTGTTCAAGGAACACATCATCCACACGGAATGTTGAAAGTTTTGGACCAATATATGTAGCAAGAGCGCGATAAACAGTTGCTTTTGTCCACTGTGTCGCAGTTAACTTGGACTGGTCAAAGTTTGGTGCTGAATGGAACTTGTTCCAATAGCGGATACGGACCTGATCAATAACATCAGATTCAGCAAGTGCTATCTCATCACTCCAATCGTCAATACCATGGTCAAAGATATCTGTGACATACTGCTGTAGGGTTTCATTAGTTGCAAAAGTCATTTCTTTACTCCTGTATATGAGGGGGTGTCTTCACCCCCTCACGGTGTGCTTAATTAGGCTGTTAGTAGACGAACAGCACGGCTGCCGTCGATTAGGCCAACACCAGCGTGTAGACTTGCTACAACATCTGCACCAACTGCTGCTGCACGGCGCTGTGCTTCAACATTAACATTAGCGAACATTGCGATACGAGCAGCGTCTGCACCGAATACGCAACCGTCTTGTGCTGTCATGTATGCTGATTGGAATACGCGGATGCCACCAACTGAACCAACATAAGCGTTAGCCATTGCTGAGTTCTGTAGGTCTGAACCTGCGTATGATGCACTACCGATTGCCTTCATTAGGCCAGCGGCTGCTGCTGGTGATAGAACTGCTACTAGAGCACCCATTTCGCCGTTGCCGCGAATAACTGCTGCTGCGTCGAATAGTGCGTCTGTGTCAACTGAACCACCAGTTGTTAGTGTGCCTGTGATGCCAGCGTCTGCTAGAACTGCTGAAACATTAGCATCAAACTTTGCTGCAACTGCGTTACCTAGAACGCGGCCTAGATCTGCTGGGTTTACACCACCTAGATCACGGATAACATCTCTCGCTGCTATAATATTTGCTTCGATTGTTACTTTTGTTGCACTTACGCCTAGTGCTGTGAAGTCTTCAGCATTGTGAGCGCCTGAAGTTAGTTCTTCGGCTGTTACACCGTTGAATACTGGGATCTGTGCTGAGAATGAACCACCTGCAATCTGAGTCATTGGGACTAGACCACCTGTGATGTATAGTGAATTTTCCTGGGCAGTGTAAACTGCTGCGGCTTTTGTTGGCACCATTAGTGCCTCTAGGTCATATGCTGTATTCCACATATTATCAATCCTTTATGTTATGCTTGACCCGTTCTCATCATCTTTTTGTAAATTTCACGATGATCTGCACGAGTCATATCTAAATTTTTAAGATCAACCTTCTGGTTGTCTGTTATTCTACTATTGCTCTCGCTCGCTGTGCCGCTTGGGCCAGCAGCACGGAAGTATGTGTTGCTGTTTAAAAACTCGTCGACTAGTTGTTCAACAGTCATTGGTTCTGCGTTGTCATTGTAGCGGATTTGTCCGTCTTTATCTTTAACAACAGCATTGCCATTGGCATCAAGGGCTAATTGGTCACGCAATAGTTTAGCAGTTTGTTCTGGAGCAATACTCTTCAGTTTGCTTGATGCATTAATCAATGCACCATCAAGTTTAATACTCTCTAGTTGAGATCTTAAACTAGTGACTTCACTATCTGCTTTTTCTTTGGTCTTCTTTAATAGAGTCTCAAAGTCTTTGCGTTCCATTAACTCTTGCTCTTCCACACGCTCACGCAAACCTTTCAATTGACGATATTCGTCAGGATCAATGTCTGCGTATTTCTTGTTTACTTGAGCAATACGCTTTGCAATGATTTCATTCACTTCGTCCTGTGTGAATGTTTTCACCGCTTCCTGGGATTGATTTTGACCCTCTGCACTTGACCCAGTATCCTGTGCTTCAGTATTGTTAACCATGTTTTCAGTCATGTCTGTTTTCCTCGGAGGTTGTTGTATTATATTTATGCTTGAGTCCCATCAGTGGGACCTACGGCTAGATTATCGATCTCCTCGATAATATCGCGTAGTTCTTCAGCATCATCCACCATCATTTCTGCCACTTCTGCTAGCATGTATTGACGGAATC